GTAATACACAGTGTAAGAAACGCCATTTGTAGTAAATCTTATCATCCATGATGAATCCGATTGTGTGTTTGCTGTTGATCCCTGATTAGCAAGACTGAAAGTGCCCGTGTTTAGATTGTCCTCGTTGATCACAGACCATGTAGATGTGAGATAATTGTATGATAATCCAAAATTCCTGTAATTCTTGACATTGTCGATGATGGACGCTGACAGTGTGGTGCTGACAGATGTAATAAATTTTGGTATAATCTCCGACAACACACTTGTGGTTGGCAAATTATCATTAAGTTGAATAGGACCAGTGCCGTCACCGAGATTGCCTTGCCCCACGTTGGAGCCATCTCCCTCGACAGAAACAATCTTGCTCCACCAACTATCTCTGGAATTTGGATGATTGGCTGAACCCAACATCAAAGTACCATTGTTCATGAAATGATAACCGGAAGGTGCTGTAAATTTGATCAGAGAGTCTGCTGTGACATATTTCAAGTTGGAACTTGATTGTGCTCCAACCGATACAGGAGTGGATCCTTCAAGGAAGTATCCTGTACATGAATTTGTGGATATGGTTGATCTGTTCCAAGTCTTGTTTGGTGATGTCAAAGACGGATAATTCTTGTAGTAAAAGTGTCTAAATGTTGCAGACTTCATCACATCTGTAAGTGTGGTGTTGATCATCTGTTGTATGTCATTGTTGTTGCTGAATTGGAAATCAAAAGTTTGATCTTTTTCATCTCTGTAAAGGATTCCGTCGTCAGCAAAAATATCTGTCTGTGAATAGACTCCGGTCGGATCTACAACATCTAAAAATCTCGATATGCCAGAACTTGTTCTAACCTGCGACTTTGCTTTCGCAATGGATGGATTCTCTGTCAACGGGACTATCTGATAATCTTCAGGAGTTATCATCCTATTGTTTGTGTAGTATGACTGCGGTGCCAGAGTCTTGATCTCCTGTATGGACTGTGAACGAGATGCATTAGTTACTGTGCCTTGCAATGAAGCGTTGATGGTCAGTGTGTTGGTCTGGCCAGATCTGGATATGTAGTCCACAGAGATGCTGATGTTCGACATTGAAGATTTTTGTATAGAGTATGTCAAATTGTTGCTGGCTCTAAACACACATCTGAAATTGCCTTTTGGCAGTGTGCCGTACACACCATCTGAAAACACAAGACTGACCTGATCGTTTGGTCTGGTGATCACTGCGTATTGGTTGTTGATGTTTTGTGACAATGAATTATAGATGACATTGTTGCCTGTGATCGCAGGCACCTTGGTCCATCTGTTTTCAATTATGCCGTTTTCGTCAAGGCCAAACAACCATACGTCTGAATTGTTGATGTTGGTTTGATCGATAGCAACCACTGTGTTCGGCGATGCATTAGTAACTGTGAAATCTTGGAATCCCACAGACCCTTGCTTGAAATGTAAAAAGTAACCGGTGTTAGCCGAACCATAACCCTGAGAATCATTCTTGTATATGAATGATAGACCGTTGCCTGGAATAGGTGATTCTTCATAGATGTATTTCTCATTTAAGAAACTACAAGGCACCACTTCGAACGGCATGTTGACTCCACCGATGTTTCTGTTAAAACCATACAATGGTTCTGAGATGTTGGCGGAATTTAATCTGTACATTTCTGTGGGTATGCCGAAGATTGTTTCACCGGCCTGTGGTTTGCCTATGAACTGCTCCCTGCTAAGAGCCGCATTCAATATCGAATTAAACTGTTCCTGCCAATTAGCATTGGTGATGTCGTTCCACAGCACCGGAGTGCTGGCAAGATTTTGTCCGTTGGCATCAAACACAGATTCTGTGGTGATGACCGAATCAATTTTTAAAAAACCAGATGCCGCCACGTTCCTTTTTGGTTGGTAGGAAATCAATCTGGCCAATCTCAGCACTGACTCTTTACGCTCAGCAAGATCGATGAAATTTTCTCTGGCGTTTAAGTCGACCCTGTAAGAAATAGACTGACCAACGTATGCTATCAAGTCGATCAGTGCAACAAACTCCGAAGAATCTATATAGTCATTAAATGATTCAGGATAGTTTATTTGTAGATAGTCTATTAGGGTGCGTCTGATGGTGTCAAAATCATATGATTTGAAATCAGTTTCACTGAATGTTCTATAAATCTTCTGCCAGGCAGATGATGATAATAAAGTGTTTTGTCTTGTGTCTACAGCCATTGTTAATATTTATTGTAGAAATAATGTAAGCACTTTATTCTACCTTTTAGACTGGATACAATTGAGAAGATTGTGTCATCAAACCTTGGTTTTGATCGAACAAAAGGTTCATTCGCTCTGCGACTCCATAGGCCACATACACCACTCCGATGGTGATCTGAATTCCGTGCTCGTATTCATCCAGCTGTAAACTGTCTAAAACGACTCTGGGATCATAGTTTATGACGTTTTGCACATCCTGTGTGATGGCTTCTCGGGTTTGATCGTCCAACGGGTCGAATATGTACTGCCAGATGTTGGTTCCGAACTCCGGATTTTCCAACTTCTCTCCCTTCCTTATGTTGAAATGATTGAACAGATCCTGTTTAACCAACTCGAAATCATACAGTTTAGTGTCCTTGAAGTTGTTGCCCTGTGTGGAAAACCCCTTGAACAGTTGTGTCCTTGCGGAAGTGTTCTTCTGCACTGTTGATTTTGATTTGTAAGTTACTGTGGACATATTTTATATTTAACCTGCATAAACTGTGGCCGCACTGCCTGTAATAGAACCAGCATCACAACCATCGCCTTTCCTTGCACATAAAACTCCCTCCACATAAACAGAACTGCTGGATCCTGAAATGGAAGCGACGTGAGCCACGCAGTCTTCACCTGATGGTACCAAATGGCTGACAGTCACATCTCCTAACCTACACCACAACAAACCTTCTGCGTACACAGTGCTTTGTCCAGGGGCTGCCAATGTAGTTGTGCCATCACAACCGTGGCCCGTTGCCACAGCATCTGTTTGTCTAGCTGCCAAAGGCATTATGTTATCTCTCTTTCATCTGGCAATTCTCTGTCAGTTTCATGCCAAGTGGTCTTGTCTGGTCTTTTGTTTTCATGTTCAGCGTAAGGCTCTTTGGTCGGCACCCTTTTCAATATCGACTGTGCCTGAGCAAGTGTGTCATTGAAATATATTCCCTGGTTGGTGTAAGTTGTTAGGCTTTCAACATTGGTGCTTCCCACGTGTCCCGCCGAAACCTTGCCGGCTGTGTTCATGTGTATTTCATTTCCTGTATTGGCAAGGAAGTCTACGCCGGCATAGAAATTTATGTTGGTGCCAACTTCTATCTTGCCATTCACTCCAGCATACAGTTTGAAATCAACAGCGGCTTTTTGTTTGATGTCCGCCGCCGCCTTCATTTCTATGTTGGAACCCGCATCGATGTGGATCCTGCCCTTGGTGGCTGTGTCATCAGAGAATGGTGATGTGCCGATGGCTTTTATGTTGATGTTCCTTCCGGCTTCCAAGTTTATGTCCCTGTCCGCCTTCATGTTGTAATCCATTCTGGTATGTACGCTGATGCTGTCCTGTGACCAGATATCTATCTTGCCGTCCTGAGTGAATTCTATCCAAGCTGTGCCATCATTGTTTGTGATGTACACCAACCCTTCGGTGTTGTGCAGTAAGAGTTGGGCGCCGCTTCTGGTTCTCAATCTTATCAGTTCATTTGTTATGGGTTGGGTGATGGATCTGTTGACTTTCTTCGCTGGAGTACCGTCATCCATGACGAACTGATGTCCTCCAAGGCGAGAGTGTGCCACCTTGCCTATGGTGTTGCCGGGGTTTGGTCCGCCGCCACTGAAAATTTTGCCGTGCCTGTTGATGGATTCGCGAGGTGGAGTCTGTTGGCCTTCAAAGTCTATGGGTCCTGGTGTGGATATGCCGAACACCTGAGATGGTGTTTCGCGTCGTGCAGAAGATGATGTGCCTCCACGCACATTGTCATTGTGCAGGCCTTGGCCGATCAGTGCATCCGCCATGTAGGGGTTGACCGGGCGGACTGTGTACACGGAGTCTTTGTCCGGGTCAAGGTTTCCCCTGCTCACCAAATTCGTTTCGGCTTTCCTTTGTGCTTCGGCCACAGGCGCCGACTCCATGCCAAATTCACTGTAATATCTGTCGTTTTCAAAAGAGGTGCCAACATACTTGTTGGGTTGACTGTTTGCGTTGCCCGGAGTCATGTGATTCATGTATTCCTCGAACACACATCCCATCCAATATCCACGGTTTATGTCACCGTTGGCGAACATGACCAAAACTTTGGTGTCTATGTCTGGTGGTACCATCCAGAATCCATACGACTTCTGGGTGTTGCCATACTCTCGATTTCCGTCGGTGGTTTCGCTCAGCGGAGTTGTGCCCGCGAAGGGCGAGCAGTATGAGACCATAATGGTCGCGGCTCCCAGGGTCTTGGAAACTTCATCGTATGTTCCATGCAGTTCCGGAATATGCACTGCCAGTCTCCCCATCCTGTTGACATCTGTGGCGCTTTTGACATATGCCACATACGGTCCGGGAAAAGTTTTTATTCTGTTGCTGATGTCTGTCGCTGATCTTTTATTGACTGGCATTATAATCCACCTATTATGTAGCCTCTCTCACCCGCAAGTTGAGTAGCTTGTGGCGAGGTGCCTAAATTTTCTTGTAACCTATTCCTTTGCCCTTCTCCCAAATATTTGTCCAAATTCGCAGACTTGTTAGCAACAAATTCCACATCGATTTTTGGGGTTATCACATCAGGACCCATCGAGTTCAAACTTTGCCCCACAGTTGATTTTTTAACGATGCCAACTGCACCGCCGGTTCCGCCATTTGACACCGCCTCGTTGATTGGCATCTTGACCACATTACCCGACTCCCACCATTTTGTGCCACCACCAAAGGCATCTCCCGCCATGCTTATTATTTCAACCTGAGGAGAAAAACCTTCGCCTTCTCCTGATGCACCCACATCTGCCAAATGTGGTAGATCATAGACCTTAATGATGGAATCATTTGTGAGTGACGATTTTGACACTTCCTTTTTGGTTTCAGAGCTTTGATTTTTTACTCTGTAGCACGACAGCACAGTTGTGTAA